CGTGCTAAAAGCGTCACTAACTACAACTGATGAAACTGTTGTACCAATGGTTTGTTTTTTGATTAGACGTAAGCCCGGGTAAGCACCACCAAGGGCAGTGTAAAGCGTGGCATCAATGTCATCGCCAAGCGTTTCAATGGCTAGTGCGCCATCTTTAACATAATCGGTAGATGTTGGTACATCCCACCCATAATTAGGGGTTGTTGTTGCCATTTATAAATCCTCCCATTGGATACTTGCATTATACGTTGCCCAGTCCTGAGTTGGTGGGACTTGATACCAAATAATTGATGAATATGTCTCGGAATAGGCCGAGCAGGTTAAAGCCAATTCGGCGGTGTATCGAGTTAAGTTCCATGTGTAGCCCTCTACAAAGCCATCAAAGGTTGTTCCAAAGACTGCTGGCAATTCTGTCGTGCTAACCCGTAAGCCGTTATAGACGGCTGCTAGGGCATCTCTGGTGGCATCGCTGACCGTTGGTGAATGCAGTGGCACTGTAATTGTTTCGGGATACATTCTTGGGTAAGCGCGTGACTCGATAAAGTCGGCAGCTTGTGCCTCGGCATCGGATAAGTTGTGCAACTGGGTTGAGCGTGTGCCAGTTAGTTGGCCATAGAGAATTATTGACTGTTCATCCCTTGCTTCGGTTTCCCCAGCCCGGTAACTCACGATTGCATCGTTTACAATTTCGCCCCATTGAGCGGCGGTGCGTAGGCCTTGGGCGAGAATGTCATCAGCTGTAAGTTCAAGCGGTGTTGCCAATGATCTGGCCAAGTAGTCGTCATAGTGCAATGAGCCTGTGCCATTTTCCCAGAGTACGCCGCGGCCAGAGTTAGCAGCTTCTACTGCCAATGTGTAGGCATCGGCATCGCCATCATTGTATGCCTGTAATTCGTATTGTCCGGGAGTATCAATGTTGCCAACTAAGGAATCAACCAAGTCTTGACCTACTGCATCGTAAGAGTCCCAAGTTGTCCCTACTGGAACACCTGCCCAAGTTAATGTTGGTGCTACATCATCCCATTCTGTTAAGAATGCTTCACTAAGAATGTTTAACATTCGTGTGCCGTCAAACTCCTTGGCAAATCCAGCTGCACCGACTAGGCGGCGATTTAGTTGGGCAAGTGGTCCAACGGCTGTAATTGTGTAATTAGCGATTGAGCCATCAGAACCATAGGCACTTAGGCTTATGTCAATGTCTGAAATAGTGCCATAAAAAATGTCTTGTGTACCTGTTGTACCTTTGTCAATGCTGATAGATACTGACTGACTCAATGCCACATCTAAAGGTTGGCTTGCATCAGTCCATAATTGAATGCTGGCATAACCCGGTTGTGGTTGCTCGGTTACATCATTACGACCCATACGGATTGAAATAGATGAAATTGTGTTATCTGCGTATGTTGTAGTGCCACCAAAAGTAACCGTTGGATAAGGATCGTAATCGGTCATAATGTTAGCCCGGCAAGGTTAATAGCACCTGTACGCCTAGATGAATCTTGTAATACCTTTTCGATGCTACGGCGAGCGGATTCCCCATCAATTACGCCATTCATAATTATGGTTGTACCTTGGGCACTTGTTGAACCAGCCTTAGATCTGCCAACACTGCTATTGCTAAACAACTTACCGTAATCACCTAAACGGCTAAATGGGTTCATGAAATCGCGTAAGCCCTTTGGCACACTTTCGTAAACTTTCTTGTATCTAGTAAATGCATCAGCAGTGGCATTAATTCCATCAGCCACATTTTGCATGGCGTTAGCTAGATTTTGTAAATTGTCGTTGCCCTTGGTGGCACTGCTTCCAGATAATGCCCCAAATAAAGTTCCAAAAGCAGTTGCTACATCTGACAAAGACTTGCCTAAGTTGTAAGCCCCACCCGGGCCACCACCCAAGTCACGGTCTAATTGCTTAACTTTGTTAGAAAGTCCTTTGTTAGGATCCTCTCCACTAAAGCCCATTGCAACAAGGTTGATTTGTTCCAAAAATCGCTTCAAGATTGGGATCAACTTAACGCCTAGATCTTCTTTAATTTCGTTAAAGCGTTCACTAAGAATGGCTAATTGGCCAGCATAAGTTCTGGTATTTGCCTGTGCTGATCCACCAAATAACTTTTGCAGTTCATCAGTTGCTGCGCCAAAATCCTTGCTTTTAATAATGCTGGCATCCAAAGGCACACCAAGGCGTGTAAGTGCGCCCAGATTGCCGTTGTAGGCCTTAGAAAGGGCAAGGCTGACATTTTCTAAATCTTTACCTGTGGCTGCTGAAATGTCAATTGCTAGGTTGTTAAGTTTCTGTGCTTCGGTGACATCACCTGTGGCTCTGGCGAGGTTAGCCAGTGCCGGGCGCAACTTTGTATCAGCAATACCAAATGCAAGTTGTTGTTTCTTGATGTAATCCTCTGTGCTGGCAATTTGGCTATCCGTAGCCTTTGTGGTGTTTCGTAAGGCTTGTGCAAGTTTTGCTTGTGAGGCTTCATCCTCAACTGCTGCCTTAACTCCATCAATGCCTAATTTAATGGCGTAAGCACCAGCAGCTGCGCCAGCAACTGCAAATGACTTAGCCATGGCCTTTGAGTATTTATTGATTGATGAACTAAAACCTTTTGTTCCCTTATCGGCCTTGTCCATGCCAGCGAGGAACTTATTAACATCAGCAAGTAATGAGAGTTTGAGTGTGCGTGTATCGGCCATTAGCTAGTCCTTGCCCAGTTGTCCATGACTTTGTTTACTGCTGTAAACCATCTACGTCTAATTTCGGGTTGCATTGCTTTGAGAGTTGGGAAAATCCAGTAACCTGTGTTGCCCCTACCCTCACGCGCTGTGCGTGGTGGGAATCGGTAGCCACCATTTGGAAAAGCATTTAGATTGCCGTAAGCATTACGATCTCCACCAAATTCATTACCAAATAAAATTTGGCCTGCATTTGCCCCACCAGATGTGCGGCCTTTTGAGCCACCTACATAAACGGTAGGTACACGGTCACGGGCTGGCCTAACGGTAGCAGCTACAAAAGCGGCTTGTTTTGGATAGTAAGGGTGAGCGAAAGCGGCTTGTTGAATACCTTTAGCAGTCCATGAACTAATTGAATAAACTTCGTTTTTAAGTTCGTATTGTGCTTCTTTATCCATGACATTAAGTGCTTTAAGTAATCCGCGATAATCAGCAAGATCAGGCCTGACTGTAATTGTGGTTCTACCCTCAGCCATGACCATTCCTCTCTTGTATCAGCGTTACTGCTGTGCTTAAATCTGCGAGCGACCAATCCATCAGATCGCCTAAGGGTATGCCGGTTGATACTGCTATCCGCACCAGCAAATCCCTTAACTCTCTTTTGGGCTTTCCTCAACCACCTCAAAGCCCTCAAACTCATTGGTGACCCATGCTTGCTGGCTTGGCAATTTAGTATGCCCAGCAGCTTTGGCTGCCTTGTAAAGCATGCAAGTAATTACATCCAACGAGCCTTGGCTCATCTTTTCAGCTGCTTGGGTGACTGTGTATCCAAGATCTCGCTCGATCTCAATCCAAAGCCATGTTGATTCATCGCTCACTATGTAGTTGTTGCCCTGTTTTGTTTTAATGTCGTATTGCATAATGGTTGCCCTGTTCTATTCGTTAGGCTCGTGCGACTGTTCCATCCTCAACAACAAAGCTGAGGCTGGTAGTTAGTACGTCAGTGGCCGCGCCACCAACGGTTGGAAATACCGGGAATACTGAACCAGTGAATGTGTCACCGTTTACATCAAATGAGAATGCAAGCGATGTATCTGGCGCGCTGTTCGCTGCATCCCAAAGCGCTGAAATGATGCCAGCGCTGGATGTGTCGTCTAGGTATAGTTCCACATTTAGTGTGGCTGTCTTATCTACGGTCTTGTAAGCGCGACCCGATAGGACTTCAAGTACCTGCTGGTTGTTTTCGCGTTCCAGAGTAACTGTTGATGCTTGGTCAGCGTATGACACCGAGTTGATGCTCAGGGTCAGATTCCGACCAGTTATGTATGTTGCTGGCATGACTTGCCTTTCTAGTTGGTTGTGACCATCTT